GTACAGACAAGATTAAGCAGGCGACCTGTGAAGCCTGGCTTTACATATACGTTTCTCCACTAGACACACCGCTGACACAGCGCGCGGCATTGGAGAACAACTTATCTCGTAGGTCTTTCTGCGAGTAGCGACGCGGCCCCCAGGGACAACCGCAAGCACACACCTCAATATACGGCCCGACTTCTTCGGACAACCGGCTCAGTTCAACAGCCATTTGTGAAGGAGTCAAAACAATGGCTAATGCTAACGTATCGCATCTCGGTGTAGCCGAGGCAGCGACCTATAGTTCGTCAAACAAAGACGACCTGTTTCTGAAAATTTTTGGTAACGAAGTTCTCGCTACCTTCAACGCTAACACGGTTCTCCGTGAGCGTACCCGCATCCGTACTATTCAGTCTGGTAAGTCTGCATCGTTCGCAATGATCGGCAAGACCAAGGCTGAGTACCATACCCCAGGTGCAGAAATCCTTGGTAATGATGTAAAGCACAACGAGCAAGTTATTACTATTGACGACATGCTTATTGCGCACACCTTCATCAGTAACTACGAAGAAGCAAAGAATCACTATGATGTTCGTAGTGAATACTCGCTTCAGATGGGTCAAGCACTTGCACAGACCTATGATCGTAACCTGTTCGCTATGGCGGGCAAGGAAACTGCAAGCCCTACCGGCTCTAAAGCTGACCAGGGCGTCGCGGAAGCGATTGATTCCACGGGTGCTGACTCGTCTACCACGACTACTGAGCTGATTGATGCGCTGTACTCAGCGGCTCAGAAGTTTGCGGAGAAGAACGTCACTGGTGAAATCAACATCTACGTCCCGCCAGCGGTTTACTTCAAGCTGGTCCAGGACGACAAGGTGACGAACCGTGACTTCAGCACGAACCCTAACGACTTCATCAACGCTAACCTGCTTCGTATCGCAGGCATGCCGGTGGTGATGACGAACAACATGGCGCTGAACCACAACGCATCGGCGAACACCGCTAACTACCCTGTCGTTGCGTCTAAGTACGACACAGACATGAGCGGCGTTCTCGCGATGTGTATCCACCGGGAAGCGCTGGGGACCGTGCAGCTCATGGGTCTTGCAACGGAGTCCGAGTATGACATCCGCCGACAGGGCCAATTGGCTGTGGCACGTCTCGCAGTGGGCCACGGCGTGCTTCGCCCTGAAGGTCTTATCTCCGTAACGGGTACTATGGCTTAGTAACCCGCGATCACAGGGGTGGGCCTTCGGGTCCACCTCTTTCTTCTCTTTAGGGAAAGAATGATGAGCACTGGTATCACCCCCACGACAGAGCTTGAGGCCGTCAACACGATCCTCGCGAACATCGGCGAGACAGAGACGAACAGCCTGGAAGATGAGACGTTCATCGACGCACTGGCTGCTCGCAAGCTGCTGACCAGTGTGACCAGGGAGTTGCAGACGCGATCCTGGTTTTGGAACACGGACGTAGAGCGCAAGATGCAGCGTAACTTGCAAGGCGAGATTATTGTTGCAGCCAACACGATGAGCATCCAGCCCGCAGGCGTAGATCGTGGGCTAAGTATCGTGCAGCGCGGTAGCCGCCTCTATGACCGTAAGAACCACACGTACAATTTCGACAAAGACATTACCTGCACGATAACGATTGCGTTGCCCTTTGATGAAATGCCGGAAAGTGCGCGACGGTTCGCGACGCTCCGTGCTGCGCGCATGTTCCAAGAGCAAACACTTAGCAGTGAAAGCCTGGCGCAAGGCGACCGAATTGATGAGAGCCTGGCTTACGCTGCACTGATGAACGACCACGTGCGCGTCGCAGGCTTTAGCTACCTTACTGGAAGTCCAACGAGCCGTGACGTGATGATGCGTCGCCGGGTGTAGGAGTAAGTCGTGCCTCTAGTTAGCGATACGATCCCAAACCTTGTCGGCGGTGTAAGTCAGCAAGCAGAGAACTTGCGGTACAGCAACACGGCAACCGCGATTGAGAACGCTACGTTATCTCCGGTGTCGGGCATGCAGAAACGCCAGGCCGCTGAGTGGCTGGGCGAGGCGCACGACTACGGGTCCACAGCTGACCTGGCGCTGGACGACAACGCTTCCGTGCACTGGATTAACAGAGACACTACTGAGCACTACGCTCTGACTTTTGACGGCGATGGACTACGCGCCTTCGACGCTGACACCGGCCAAGCGCTGCAAGTCATCGTACCTGACGAAGTAAACACGTATCTTACCAGTGACGGCGCAGGCGGTACTACGTCTGACTTCCAAGACAGCCTACGTTTTGTGACTGTTGCAGACACTACGTTCATTGCAAATCGGAACGTGACTGTTTCCGGTAGCGTCGATGCAAACTTCCTGCCGCACCACTTCGCTGCCTTCCCTCAGTTAGCGTACGATAATAACCGGGGCGGCGCAGGTGTAAACGACGGCAGCAGTGTGCGCTATCGCAGTGACGCAACAATTACGCAGACTGAATTTGAGTACAGCAACCCTACATACAGTGCGAACGAAGAGCGTTACGCTGTGGTTAGTGCTAGCAGCGACGCAAACAACGGCCTGCATATTCACCACGATAACAGCTCTAACTTCGCAACAACTAGCGACTTCTACAGCCGAATGCGCTCAAATAACAGCGCGCAGAGCACGGGCAACACCTACATAATTGTTGAAAGCGGTAAGCTCGAACACCGCGATAGGCCGCTTCAAGACAACATCATGCGCGGACTTGGTTTAGCGACTGTTCAAAGTTGGGAAACGTACAGCGTCGCCAGTTTACTTACGTCTAGGCACGTGACTACGCGAAAGGGTGCGGACGATTTAGTAAGTTACGTGTCCACTAGCAGCAGCCCAGTGCGATTTTCTTTTGCTACTTTGCAGGCACAAACATACGGTCCAAACGGTACAAAGACTACGTTGTTTGGTCGCACAATCTCGCACGATTTACGCGTCAACAACGGGCGCATTGAGATCAGTGACGACAACGGTGCGTCTTACCGTGCGCTGCGTGTAAACGATCATTCTACTGCGAAGCTCTACAGCACCGCCGCAGTTAGACCGTGGTCAGGGGTTGACGCCGACACCACTGCTGACATTGACTTCGACAACGTAGACACGGCTGTCACGCAGCCAAACGCACGAGACAGCGGTGTAACGGCGACGTGGCCGGGTGGCAGCGCTAGCAGCACAAATCAATATCTATTCACGTCCGCGTTTATGCCAACAGCCAGCGCTGAACTTGCGCTACTGAATGACGTTATTTGGGTGCTTAGCCATTTTGTCGGCGACGACACTAGCTCGACAAGTGCTGCGAGTTACGTGACTGACGTGTTTGTTCCGTCAAGTATTGCGCCTGTAGATGCAAACGGTCTGACCTTTACGACCGTGCAGCAGGGCAGCAGTAGTAACCAGGTCGCTACCTTCCAAGACCTTCCTGCACTTGATGGGACTTCAAACGCGCCCACCGCAGGCTCTATTTACGAAGTGGGTGGTACAGCTCAGGGGGATGGTCGTTACTATGTCATTGTATTTGACGACGGCTCCGCTGACGCCCGTTACATTGAGACGTACGAAACGCCATACGTCTTGGATGAAACAACGCTGCCTATCAAAGTTCGGCGCGAGTTTGACCAAAGCGGCAACCCCCAGTTTGTCGCCAGCCTGCATCAGTACGCTCCACGCGTTGCCGGTGACGTAGATACAAACGCCCTGCCCTCGTTTGCCGGTGAGAAAATTAACGACGTGTTCGTACACGCTGGGCGACTTGGTTTTCTAAGCGGTGAAAGTGTGAGCCTCACGTCGTCCACGGACTTCGGCACTAGCGCTAACTTCTTCCGCGCGACCGTTACGCAGCTTCTCGATAGCGACCGCATTGACCTAAACGCATCTACGGGTGCGGTAGCTAAGCTCAGCCACGCAGTTCCGTTTGCCAACACGCTAATGCTGTTCAGCGAACGCGCGCAGTTTCGATTTGCAAACACAGGTGCGGTCACGCCTGCTACTGCACTGATCCAGCAAACAGGTGCACACGCGACAAGCCTGGATGCAAAGCCACAACGTATTGGCAGTTCGATTTTCGCGGCTGTGTCTGACGTGTCGCGCACAATCGTACGTGAGTTCCGTGCTGACATCGACACAGAGATCATTGAGTCTGACGAAGTGACGACGCAGGTGCCAACGTACGTGCCGACCGGCGTGTTCAAACTTGCAGCCAGCGCTAAGAAAAACGTCGTGTTTGCCCTTAGCGCAAGCGACACAAACTCTGTCTTTGTCTACAACTACTACGACAACCAGCGCCAACGCCTGCAAAGTGCCTGGTCGAAATGGACCTTTGCAGATGACACCCGGATCATCAGCGCTGAAGTCATTGACGAGTACCTGTACTTTTGTTGCAGCCTGACGGTTCCCGATTACGTTGGCAGCTTAGAAATTGCGAACAGCCTTGGCACGTCGTTTGGCACGACAAGCACACGAACGTACTTTGTACGCGTACCGCTTGAGGAAATCACTGAGGCCAACGGTACGTCATTTCCCATCTTGCTCGACTTCACTGCGACCCGCGCTCAAACTGAGTCAGTCGAAGGCTACCGTACGGGTGCCGAATCAGGTGCGACGCAGCAGAGCGCGTATAGTTCTCTAAGTACAAATAACGACGTGCCGTTTGCGTTGGGCGATGGCGTTGACTTTAGTGTTATCGAACTTCCGTACAAGACTTCGAGCACGGCGATACGCTTGGTAACTACTGACTCAACAGGGTTTGGGCAAAGTCCACCTGTGATCACAGCGTTCAACGTCGAAGTTGCCAGTTCGTCTTCCCTTACGGCGTTCCAACAAGCAACGGCTGCGTTCCTCGCTGCGCCGTCGCAAAGCACTGCGAACGCGCTCAACGCTATTGCAGTAGACACTGACAACACAAAGCTCGCTGTGATCGGTAGGTTTGACGGTGTGTTCCTGACAACAGACGATCAGATAACGAACACGATCAACACGTCAGTGCTGCCTAACTTCAAGATCGGCAGAGCCTACACAATGGTGTACGAGCAAAGCCCGATTTTCTACAAACCAGGCGACACGAACGTAGGCAAGACGGACAGCCGGTTACAACTTCGCTACCTTACGCTGACGATGGACGACACGTCGAGCTTTGACGTTGAGGTGACGGCAGACGGCAGGCAGACACGCAAGTACGAGTACGAAGCATTCCGGCCTGGTGTTGCAAACTTTGTACTTGGTGAGCGCCGCTTTGCTACGGAGCGCTTCCGCTTCCCTGTCTTTAGTCAGAACCAGAAGGTCAAGATCGTATTCAAGAATGACACCGCGCTGCCTA